ATAATACGAGTATACAATGAATTAGCAATTGAATTCAAATGTGTTGTGAGTGGTTGTCCCGAAGGGTTAGAATTAGCCATTTCAAATACTTGGCCATAAAAATTCATATGAGGATAAATAATTTCAGTTAACAAAGCGTTAGCGAGTTCAATTTGACTATCCGTATAGTCAAAAGCTTTGAGAACTTGCACAATTATTTCAGCGGCTGCTGATGTGATTTGTGCAGACATGTTACGATCATAGGCTTTGAAATCGCCTGCAATACACATATCTTCATTGAAATGAGTCATAAAATCACGAAACTCTCCTGCTTCATGTGATTTCATATTAATACCTAACATACATTCTGTCAAGTATTTATTAGCACCAAAGAATCGTACCATAGGCGCAAATATCTGGCGACAAGAAACTAATACATCAGTTCCCATTGCCTGAAAAGGCCTACACTTCTTCTTTTCCAGTGGTAATAACTCATTTGCCTTGGAACATGTTTTCACAATAAAGTTAGAACGTTGTCCCATTCTGGCATTTTTACGAATCCTCTTAATCCTTTCCTCCAAAGGATATAGATCTTCATAAAAAGAACGTGGCATAAGTGGAGTATTAGGATCGAGTTCATCCATAACCATATACTTCTTCTTCTTGCCACTATAAGGCCAACCAATAGAAGTTGAATTATTGATGCCTGTGAGACCTTGCTCACCTACACCATCTAAAGCTTCTTGCACTGATAATTCACGTTTGACTTCTGCAAATAATTCAGGATCAGTTTCCTTCATCAAATTGATTTTCTCCAAAATGGGTCCTAGATAATCATCAACTGCTCTCTTGACATCAACACTAGCAAAATCTTGCTTTGGTGTATTATAATCAATTGCAGCTTTCTTCTTGTGATAATCAGCTGTCATTTCTTGTGGAGGTCCAACCTTGGTTGGTCCAAATTCTGCAGTTACAGCTTGCAGATAATCAGATTTACAAAAAGGACTTTGGGGTGCATCTACTTCAGGTACACC